GCAGTGCCATAATCTGAATATTCGATCTCAACTGTTGCGCCAATATCGTTAGCGCGTTCGATAATCCGATTGATCATTCTGTTTTGATAAGTCATTTCGATCTCCCTTTTGATTACTAGTGACTAATAACTATTTAATATTTATCACACTATGTTACAAGGGTTATAGGCAATATTTATTGAACAAAATAACAACCCATTGAAAAGGTTACATAAATGGCTGGGATAAAAAACCAAATGTTACGGCTCAGAAGCGAAACAGTTGACAAACTGCGGTTCGTTCTTGACATATCATCGCACAGATCAATGTCCAGCTTGGCCGATGAACTGCTAGAGCAGGCTCTGGATCGACGCATTGCGGCTCTGGGCGACAGTGACATTGCGGCACAAACGCTGCGCAGCTTGGCAAAGCGCGATGGTTAATAGCCGCAACAAGGGAGCCAGCTTCGAGCGTGAGCTTGCAAAGCTGTTGCACGAAGAGCTTGGTCTGACGTTCAAGCGCGACATAGAACAGTATCGCACTGCCGATCACGGCGACCTCATCTGCGTTGAAATGCCTGATTTTCCCTTTTCAATTGAGGCGAAGCGTTACCGGCAAGGCTACGGCATCCAGCCCGCTTGGTGGGATCAGTGCTGCGCTAGTGCGTTGGCGACACACAAGCTGCCCCTGCTGGTTTACAAATACGACCGCTTGCCTATCCGCTGGCGTTTCCCGGTTGCAGCTATCGTTGGGATGGATGGCTTTGAGCCAACAGGCGACATAGCCGAGCAGTACGATTGGCGTTATGCGGTCGAGTGCGACACGATGACGGCGATGATGATCGTGCGGGAGCATCTCGCTGATGGCTAGGCCGATGTACGAAACCGAGGCCGACAGGCGCAAAGAGCAAGCTCTGGCTGACGCCTTTGCGGCTCACGGCTACGATTTCTACAAGCTGCCAATACAGTATCGCCTCGACTTTGTGGTGTTCAAAGACAACGAGGCCAAGGCATTTATTGAGGTGAAGCATCGTAATGTGCGGCTGTTGCAGTACGACACGGCGATGATAAGCCTGTCGAAAGTGATCCAAGCGCGGCTGCTGACACAGCACACCGGCTTGCCAGCGTACTTGCTGAATGTTTATAAGGATAATATCGCCCGGTTCGATTTCGCGGGCGATTACGAAATTGGGAAGGGTGGCAGAAGCGACAGAGGCGACAGCCAAGACGCGGATATCTGCGCCTATTTCCCGATCCAAGCCGCATTGGTTTTGCGGTAGTTCTAAAGTTAAATGGAGAAAACGATGGCTTTAGGTTTTACAGAGACTACATCATCAGGCGGTGGGGATTTCCTGCCTATCATGAAATTCAGTGCAAAGGATGGCTCATTTGTGCGCCAAGACCGGCATCAGGGGGCAGACGGCCACTGGGAAAAGAGCGAAACCGAAATGGATTTGCCTTTTAAGGTGGTGATGGATATGGACGCAATCGAGGTTGGCTTCATCGCCTTTACCACGACTGGGCCAGACTTTCGCTTTGTCAAGGTTGGCGAGCCAATGCCGGTCAAGCCCTCTGATGAACACAAGGAAGGCTTCCGCATCAGGATGTACAACAAAGAGATCGGCCTGCGCGAGATGTCATCATCAAGCAAGATCGTGCGTAATCAGATGAATGATTTGCACGATGCCTACTTGGCTGGCAAGGCCGACAACCCCGGCAAAGTGCCAGTGGTTGAGATCACCGGCTCTGATCGCATTCAGATCGAAACCAAGGCTCAAGGAACGCAGACGTTCCGCTCGCCAAAATGGTCGATTGCTGGCTGGGTTGATCGCCCGGCTGGCTTAGATAAGGCAGAAGCTGCCCCAGAACCCGCCGCTGTAGCAGCCCCGATTGCTGCAACCCCTTCAGTAGTTGAGGGCGCTGATTTGTTCTAGCGGCGGTAGTGACCGGCGGCGGGTTCCTCCCTTGACCGTCGCCGGTCACGCTTTCAAAGGGGTCAAGGGATTGGGGTAATGATATGACAAATATTGCAGCATACATAGAACAGGTGGCTCGGCACTATTGGGGTGAGCCGAACCCGCGCCTGTCGAAAGGCACAGAACTGCGCTTTGGAAACAATGGCAGCAAGTCGGTTTGCCTGCGTAAAGGGGTTTGGACAGATTTTGAGACAGGCGAAAGTGGGGGCGTTGTGGCATTGGTAAAGGCAAACGAGCCAGCAAGCATCAACGGCAACATCCCCGACGTGCTTGAGCGTAAGTTTGGCATCAGCAGGCAGCAGCAAAAGAGCCTGCCTGTCGTGCCGAGCCTCGCACGTTCTTACGATTATTATAATGCTGACGGCGTTCTGGCCTATCAGGTGTTGCGGTTCGACAACCCAAAGACGTTTAGGCAGCGTCGGCCTGATGACCGGGGCGGCTGGATCAACAGCATCAAAGACATTGAAGCCCTGCCCTATAACCTACCGGCAATAATCACCAACCCACAAGCGCCGGTGTTTATTGTTGAGGGCGAGAAATGCGCCGATGCGTTGATCGAGCTTGGCCTGATCGCCACGACAAACAGCGGTGGCTCAAAGAATTGGAAGCCGGAGCTTGCGCAGTATTTCGAGGGGCGCAATGTCGTGGTGCTGCCCGATAACGATGAGGCCGGGCAGGCACACGCCGACACAGTGATAGCTGCGCTGTACGGCACGGTGGGCAAGATCAAGCGCCTCGACTTGCCGAACCTCCCGCCAAAGGGCGACGTGGCTGATTGGTTGGCCGCGGGCGGTGACAAGGCGGCGTTGCTGGCCCTAGCCAAGCAAACGCCGGTGGTCGAGACAGCGCCAGAGCCGAAGCCTGACATTTATCCGCTGTATGATGAGCATTACCTGATGTCGATGCCGCCGGTTGAGTGGATGATTGACGGCGTACTGACAAAGCACGGCTTCAGTGTGATGTATGGCGCACCCGGCACCGGCAAGAGCTTCATAGCTATTGATATGGCGCTTTGTATGGCGCACGGCTTGGCGTGGCACGGCAGACAGACAAGGCGCGGTGTGGTGCTGTACATCGCCGGTGAGGGCGTTGGCGGGCTTGGTAAGCGCGTCAAGGCGTGGAAGCTGCACAATCAGGTTGAGGATACCGGCCTGCTGCGCGTCTTGCCTATGGCCGTTGATATGATGGACGAGGAAAGCATTGAGAAGCTGCTGCGCACCATTGACAGTCTCAACGAGGAATTTAGCTGCTTGGTTATTGACACTGTGGCTCGGTCAATGACCGGCGAAGAGAACAGCGCCACAGATATGAGCGCGTTTATTAGAGGCTGTGACGCGGTGAAGCATCACACCGGCTGCGGCCTGCTGGCGATACACCACGCTGGCAAGGACGCGAGCAGGGGCATCAACTCTATGCGCGGGTCAAGCGCCCTAGCCGGTGCGGCTGACACTGTGTTGTCAGTGGGCAAGGCTGAGAACATCGTCGCGCTGGCGATGGAGAAACAAAAAGATAGTGATCCAATGGATAAAATAACCTTTGAGATGACGCCAGTTGCGCTGGTGGATGATGCCAGCGTCGTGATGAAACCCATTGAGGCACAGGGTGCAACCAAGAAGCAAAGCCTGTCGGCGAGGCAGCAACACGCCTTCCAAGCGCTGCAAAATACGCTGATAAAACTAAGCACAGACGCCCTGTCAGTAGGCCAATGGCACGACGCTCACAAGTCAAAATCACCCGATTTAACGAGCGCACAACGCAAAGATGCACGTCAGGGACTGCAAGATAAGGGTGTGGTGACAGTGCATGAGGGTAAAGTGTGGATAAACAGAGACTTATCGTAAAATGTGGGGTGACCATCCCACCCATATCGCACGTTCATCGCAGGGTGGGGCGGGTGCGATGATCCCTAGGGATCGCACCCTACCATCGCACCCCACCCAGAGGAGGGTAAATTGAAGGGAAAAATGAGGAAACCAACTAAGCAACATTATGCGCCTAGTCAGGCTGTGATGAGGCGACAACAGGATGCGCTGCATCGCTACGATGATCGCGTCAGTGAGGTTGAGCGTAAGTGGGGGGTGGATCGTTTGATCTGGGTAGTGGGTGGTGATCTGAGAGATCGCTTTGAGGCTCAAATGGATAAGCTGAACGCTGCGATAGATATGATGGAAGATGTCGAGCATCAGGTTGACGTGACGTTGCGCGGGGTGGCAGCGCTTGAGCAGGCGGCAATCGCTGCTGGTGTGCAGCCGCTAAAGGGCGAGTGGATTGAGGGCAAGATGCCTGATGGCCGTGTGCTGGCTATCGTGCCGAATGATTACGAGGTGAGCCGCGTCAAGCGCGACAACCGCGAGATGGTGGTTTACAGCGTTGACGAGATCGGCAGGTTGCTGTCATCGTGGGATGAGAACAAGGCAGTTGATGCTGTCAAGGCTGTGTTCCTCGGTGCTACTGTTGAAAAGGTGAAAACGAAACTTGAAAAGGAATTGAATGATGAAATCCCTTTCTAGGAAATGGTCAGTGATGCCATCGCGAGCCATCAATGATCGTGAGCTAAAGGAACGCGAGCTGCGGGTGCTAGGGGCGCTGTGCATCCACACTAACGCAGCTGGTGTGTGTTGGCCGTCGATGGAGACGTTATGCGCTGTGACAGGGCTTGCATCGCGCCAGAGCATTCACAATGCTATGAAGGTATTGAAGCGCAAGCGGTACGTCAGGCAGTTGCAGCCGAAGGACTATCAAGAGACAGCGACAGGCTGGAAGAGCAATAGGTATCAAGTGTTATGGGATGGAGATGAAGCGTTGCCGACATATGAAGAGGTAGACAGTGCCAAGCCGTTACAGTTGCGCGAGGATCAGGGCGACGACGACGTAAAAGAAATAGGGGGTCTGGGGGATTTACAATCACACTCTCACACGCACGACGACAGCGCCGCCAGACCGCTGGCAAACGCCTACATCCGCGCCGTCATGCGGGCGACAGGTCAGGTCAGGCTGTACGATAATGAGATAGCACACGCGAGGCGGCTGGCGAATGCTGGCTTCAACGCTGATGATGTCGAGGCTGCAACACTCAACACCTGTGACAGAGCCATCGAGCGCCGAGCTGGTGTGCCATCGCTTTATGATGTGGCAGTGGGGATGGGGCTATGACGTACACGACAGCAAACGTTGGTTTGTCGGTGTACAAAACGGCCGCAAACCTAGGCTCACAGCCAAATCGACCCCTTGCCCCCCCGCCCGCCGCTGTATCGTATGGGGGTGTCACACAAAATTTTCGCCCAAAACGCTGCACCGACTGCGACAACGGCTTTATCCGCGAGCCGGACGGCTATGGTTGCGTCCAATGGACATCGTGCTATTCTTGTGGGGGAACAGGAGAGGCCGATGATATATGAGGGCGATGGATCATTTGAGCGTAAGCTGGCGAACAGCCAATGCCCGCGCTGTCGCAGCTTGATCGAGTTACGGCGCGATGAGGCGCATAAGCGAGAATACGAATGCACTGTGTGCAACTTAAAGATTATTGACGTTAAAGGGGATACCGAAGGATGAACAGATATGAGTTACTCGACGCCGCCAAGGCCACTGTCGCTGATCGTGGCGAGGACTACGGCAGCATATGGGAAAATCACGAGCGTATCGCCGTTATATGGACGGCACTGCTTGGCATACAGATTGAGCCTGAGCAGGTCGCTATGATGATGGTCGGCGTGAAGCTGGCTAGGCTGGCTGCGACGCCAGAACATCAGGATAGCTGGGTTGATATAGCCGGTT